CCTAAAGAAATATATGAAGATAGAATGGCTATCTGTAAGTCTTGCGTATATTACTTCAAGCCTTCAGGACAATGTAAGAGGTGCTTATGTTTTATGAAAGTGAAAGCAAGGATAGCAACACAGGAATGTCCACAGAAGTATTGGAGTAAGACTACAGAAGTAGAAGTAAGAACAGATATACCTGAAGAAATAATAGCAGAGATTGTAGTTTTATGGGAAGACTTAAAAACAGGAAGAGCCAAAGACCAAACAGCTAAGAAGAAGATGATTGAGATATACAACACGTTACATAACACGAACTACTCAACAGGAACTAATTGTGGTTCTTGTATAGCAGCTTGCTTTGATGGAATAAAAAAGATATATAAAGAATACTCAGGAAATAATTAATCAATAAAGGGTAAGACCTAAGAGCTTTTAATTTTTCAGCCCTGAGTAGTAGAGGGGGGGTGTGGTTACCTCCCCAATACAATAAGACTATGGAGATAATAATATCAGATGGAGGAGATGAACAAGAAGGAATGCACATAACTTTAATGCTAAAATAATAATAATGAATATAATAGTAATATGGCCGAACTAGAAAGAACATACAAAACAATTAAATGGATATTGAAAGACAATATTAAAAATAATGTAAGGAGTCTTTGGACTTGGAAGAATGATAACTTTACCTGCATATATGAAAACTATGATGGAGAAGATAGGATTTATACTAGCAGTCAATTATTAAAACTTTTAACACAATGATAATATTTACAATAGTAGGAATAATTGCAGTAGTATTCTTTTTCATAGTTATATTAATGACTATAATAGAAGGTAGAATTAAAAGCAAATCAACAGAAAAGTTCCTTTGGAAAATGGAAAAAGTAGATACAAGAACAGGAGGACTAGCACACGATAGAATAAATGAAAAATAATAGAATACCTAGTTATTACATAGGGAAACGATACAAGATAGAAGCTCGTAAAGTTATTGAAGACTTTGATTTATCATACAATGTTGGAACTGCTGTTACTTATTTATTAAGAGCAGAGAGGAAACACGATTCTCCGATTGAGTGCATACAGAAAGCTATAAACCATTTAGAGTTTGAACTTGATAAGCTAAAGAGATGACACTATACACTTGCGAATGTGGAAACACTAGAGATATTGCAATAGCTACAATAGTTTACAGAGATGGCAAATGGGTAACTAAACAAGCAGAGTGTGAGTGCGGATTGTATATGGATAGCGAACCAACAGAAGGAATACCAACACTTCAAAGAACAGAACCTAGCCTAACTAAGAATAGAGATAAGCTATGGGCAGGAGCAAAAGAAAAGCTAGTAGGCGAAAGGGGAATCAATGAATCCTTTGACTAATGAAGTTCGTGATAAAGTGTGATAAAGATAAGCAAACTCTGATAAGCTATTTAAAGGAATTAGGGAATGACTACTTAGTAGATGTAAAGAAACAAAGAAACACAAGAAGCAATATGCAGAATAACTATTATTGGAGTTGTATAGTCCAAGTCTTATCTAATGAACTAGGTTACTTCCCAGACGAGATACACGACTTACTAAAGGTCAAGTTCTCAAGTGAATGGAATAGTATAGAGATAAACGATAGGAATGTAGGAATCCAAGTAGTCAAGTCTACTGCGAGAATGGATAGCAAAGCTTTTGAGATATATGCAGACCAAATAAGAATATGGGCTATGACTGAATTAGGCATAAGACTAATGCTACCAAACGAATACGAGTAATTTCTATTATATATTAACACTTGATTAATCAAATTATTTCAAAATGGAACACGGAGGAAAAAGAGAAGGAGCAGGACGTAAAGGTAAAGGGGAAGAACAAAAGCTAATAGAACACTTAACTCCAATGAGTGGAATAGCATTAGACGCTTTACAAGAAGGTATAAAACAAAAACAACAATGGGCTGTTAAGTTATACTTTGAATACTTTTATGGTAAGCCACAACAAAGAGTTGATGTAACTACTAATGATGAAAGTCTTAATGTACCTTTAATAAACTTTATAAGCTCTGAATCTTAGCGACAAATACACAGCACTATTTAAGTCAGATGCTAGATACTTTATTATAACAGGAGGTAGGGGTTCAGGTAAGTCTTTTGCAGTAACAGTCTTTCTAACGCTCTTAACTATGTCTAGGAATGTTCGAGTCCTATTCACACGTTACACAATGACATCAGCACACTTGTCTATCATTCCTGAGTTCTTAGAGAAGATAGGTCTACTTGGATATGACAATACCTTTAGTGTAAACAAAGCAGAGGTAATAAACTTAGGAAACAAATCAGACATTCTATTTAGAGGTATCAAGACATCAGCAGGAAATCAAACTGCTAGTCTAAAGTCATTACAAGGTATATCTACTTGGGTACTTGATGAAGCTGAAGAATTAGTAGATGAGAACATCTTCGATACAATAGACCTAAGTATAAGAGAAAAGAAAGTACAGAATAGAATCATATTAGTATTAAATCCTGTAACTAAAGAACATTGGATATACAAGAGGTTTTTTGAGGACAAAGGAGTTGAAGGTGGTTTTAATGGCGTTAAAGACAATGTATGCTATATCCATAGTACATACCTAGACAATGAAGTTAATCTCTCACAGAGCTTTATAGAGCGTATTAAGAGCATAAAACATAACAACTTTAAAAAGTATCAGCATAAGATTCTCGGTGGTTGGTTAGCAAAGGCAGAAGGTGTAGTCTTTGAGAATTGGTCAATAGGAGAATTTAATCCTGATGACTTACAGACATCTTGTGGAATGGATTTCGGTTTTAGTATTGACCCTGATTCTTTAACTGAAGTAGCAATAGACAAGAAACACAAAAAAATATACTTAAAGGAACACCTTTACAGAAATGGATTAAAGAGTCAAGAGTTAGCTAAGATAATACTTGACAAAGTAGATAGTAAATTAATCATAGCAGATTCAGCTGAGCCAAGACTAATAGCAGACTTAAAGCACTTAGGAGTAAACATTAAAGCAGTTAAGAAAGGAACGATTGAAAGTGGTATAACTAGGATGCAAGACTATCAGCTTATAGTAAGTCCTGAATCAACTAACATTGCAAAGGAGTTAAACAATTATGTCTATGCAGATAAAGGCTCTAAGCTTTACGTGGATAACTACAACCACGCAATAGACGGAATCCGTTATAACATTATTTACCACCTAGATAATCCAAACGCAGGTAAGTATTTTGTGCAGTAAACTAAAAACAATAAATTTCTATTATATAGTGTATGAAAGTAAAGATTAAAAAAGAAGGCAAAGTAGAAACATTCAAACTAATTAACAGTTGGTCAGATGTTACATTGTCTACTTGGCTACAACTGATTGACTTTGAAACAGGTACAAAGACTGAAGAAGCTACAGAAACAATAGCAGCACTATCAGACATTCCTAAGAAGTTAATTAAGGAACTATCATTGTCAGATGTTGCAGTTATAATGAGCAAGGTTGGAGAACTTCAAGCAAAGCAAGATACAAAGCTTAAAAGGATAATAGAGATTAATGGTGTTGAGTACGGATTCCACCCTGACTTAGATTCTATTAGCTTAGGAGAATATGCAGACATTGAGCAGTTCATTAAGAACGGAATAGATAAACAACTTCCTGAATTGATGAGCGTCCTCTATCGTCCTGTAAAGCTAAAGAAGAATGATATTTATATTATAGACTCGTATGATGGAGATATACGGCTGAGAGCAGAGGAGATGAAACTGATGTCAGCGGAACAAGTGCAAAGTGCATTGGTTTTTTTTTACACTTTAGGGAAGGTATTGTCAGAGATTTTGCCATTATATTTGATGGAGCGGCTGAAGGAAACGAAGACGCAGTAGCTAGTAATGACTTCGCAAGTAAGTGGGGATGGTTTGGAGTGATGCACAGGTTGTGTGGAGAGGACATTAGTAAATTAGAAAGTATTACAAACTTGAGTCTGTTAGAGTGTTTGACTTGGCTTAGTTATGAAACAGATTTAAACTCACAAAATAAAGTAAAAAGAAATGGTTAAAAATAAGACATACAATAACGTAATTAATACACTTTTACGTTTAGGAGAGTACCACAAACAGATAAGCACAACATCTGTTGGGGATATTTTTGACATCAACTTAGAGAAGATGCAGAAGTTTCCATTGCTACATATTAATCCTACAAACGTAACTACAGGAGAAAGTCAGCTTACATATAACTTCCAAATATTTGTATGTGATTTAGTATCAGAAAAAGAAAATTGGACTTTAAATAACGCATCAGCTAACTTCCCAAAGCTTTACAAGACTTTGAGTAACGAGCAAGATGTACTTAATGAAACTTTACAAATAGCTACAGACTTTATAGGTATGCTTAGACATTCTAAACAACAATCATTAGCAGGTGTAAATGATATTAATGTACCGATATACTTTACCCAAGACCAATTTACATTAGAACCATTTTCAGAAAGATTTGATAATTTATTATGTGGGTTTGTATTTAATATTGGAGTCTTAGTTCAGAATGACTTTAGCACTTGCGATATTCCTGTAACATCAGAAGGTGCAGGTTATTAATGAAATGGAAGATAGGAAGATTAACAATACAAATAGGATGGAAAGGATGGAAAATAACATTTGATTTATGAAGACTGAAAACATAGAAAGGTACTTAACTAGCTTTGGTAAGCAAGTTGTCAATAGGTCTAAGGGAAACTTACAGAGGGCAGGGAAAGGTGGTAAGCTAGAGGAGTCTATTACTTTTAAAGTGATTGAAGATTCAGATGGTTTTACAGTTCAGTTCTTTATGTCTAGCTATGGTCAGTATGTAGATAAAGGAGTTTCAGGAACAAAACAAAAGAGAACCTTTAAAGATTATAAAGGTAAAGTTATTACAACTCCTTATGGATATAAGAATTCTAAAGGTCATTCACAGCCACCAAGTAAAGCTTTAGACAAGTGGGTAGTAAGAAAAGGAATAGCACCAAGAGATGCAAGTGGTAAGTTTTTAAAGCGTAAGACAATAACATTCTTAATAGCTAGAAAAATAGGACGTTTTGGAATACAAGGAATAAGTTTCTTTCAAAAGCCTTTAGGTCTTGGATTAAAAGAGTTCGGTAAAGACTTACTAGGAAGTGTAAAAGAAGATATAATTAATAGTATAACAACAGTAAAATAATGGCATTAACAATAGAACAAGAACCTTTATACACCCTAAACACAGTTGGTCAGGATGTAATCTTTACAGTCTTAGATGCAGCTACAGTAAGTGCATTCTTTAATGTTAAGTATGTTGCTCAAGTATATGTAGATACAATAGACATAAACTTAGCTACTTCAACAGCTATAGTAGGAACTTTTAAAACTACACCTAACAATGCAGGAGCAGGTATGTTTGATTTCAGACCAATAGTAGAAAGTTTTGTGAATCCTGATAACTTAGCAGCTTTAGGGAGTTCCTATAAAACTACAGCAACTACAGCTATTAAAACGCACCCTTTACATTTGGTAGATAAGTATTCTCTTAATGATAATGTAGTAAGATACTTAAAGATAAGATTTAAAGTTCAAGGCTCTACAACTGCTACAGGTACTTCAGCAATTATAGGTGCTTCAGCAGACTCAAGTCAATTTACTTTATTTAATGGTTATTTAAAACATACTGATTTATTAATTAGAGATGTAGATGGAAACTTTGGGTTTAATACAAGTATATTTAACTTGGATGAATTTGTATCTCCAGGAGATATTGTTGGAAAATATTTAACAAATGCTCCTCTTACTCAATATGCAAATGACAAAGACTACGGAACAATATCATTCATTTCAACAGAAACAGGTACAGATGGCATACTAAATAGAATGAAAGTAAAATATTATGATAGTTCAGGAACAGAAATAGGAAGTGAAGATGACATACCTAATACTATTGCAAACGGAGGTTATACAACATTCACAACTGCAACTAAAAATCAATTAATTCATTTTGGTTGTTATCCTGCCAATCTTAGGAATTGGAGTACTAATTTTACAGCTGTACTTGCATTAGGTACACTTGCTTATTATGAAGTATATGCAGAAAATGCAGCAGGAAATAGAATAACTGATAGATTAAGAATATATTTACTATGCCCAACGCTTAAGGGCTACGAGCCTATTAGACTTACTTGGCTGAATCAATGGGGGGTTTGGGATTACTACACGTTTACTATGAAGTCTACAAAGTCTATCTCAACTAAGGGAAGTACATACCAACAACTTGCAGGAACTTGGAATGAAAGTATATACATTCCTAGTGGTTACAAAGGAGGAAAGAAAGCCTTTAGAGTCAATGCAATGGAAAAGATAAGTATGAATACAGACTTTGTGAATGAAACTGAATCTGAGTGGTTTGAAGAACTTATAAATAGTCCTGAAGTTTATATACTTGAAGGATTCCAACAAGACCCTACTTTTTCTTCACTTAATACCTATGTAACCCCTGCAAGACTTACAACTTCTAACTTTACTAGAAAGACTGTAGCTAACGATAAACTAATCCAATACACTTTTGAAGTTGAAAAGAGTAAGACACTAAGAACCCAATCTGTATAATGAGCGTTCAACTTATACTACATCCACAAAGTTATGAAGGACAATTTAACACTTTATCAAGTTCTCCTACTGAAGTAATAGTTAATGGAATTAATTTTGTTAATATAGATAATTCTCCAACGTACACAACTACTTCAGCTACTCCTTATGTAGATACTTTAACAAATGCACCTCCGAATATAATTAATACTTGGTACAGGTTTAGAAAAGGCTCTCTTGCTTTTCCTACTTCCTCATCAAACAAGTTAGTTTTAGAAGGAGGTTCTAGTGAAATTACAGGAGTATATCAGGCAATGACTAACATTATACAAGGCGCATTTTATTTGGTAACTATTGATGTTCAAGCTGTATTAGGAGGTACAATAAATGTAGGAGCTTATTTAGGTGCAATTCCGAATGGAGCTAGTGTAAATTATACTTCTAATACTACTCAAATTACTTTTCTATTCTTTGGATTACCATTTGCAACTAATATAAATATTATGATAAGTTATTCTAATGCGTCAGCTTTAGACCTTAACATTTTAAATATATCTGCACAACCTATAATAGGACAAATACCTTCAACAGACCCAAACATTATAGACAATGGTCAAGTAATTTTAGACCTTTATGAAGATGAAGATTTACCTTTATCATTAAGCGTTGATGATTTTAAAAATGTAGCTGAAAAAGTGCAGTCATATTCTAAAGCTTTTAATCTACCTGCAACAAAAAGAAACAATAGAATATTTGACCAAGTATTCGAAGTAACAAGGTCAGATGATGGTGTTATATTTAACGTATATAAGAAGACTCAATGCGTTTTAAAACAAGATGGTTTTATTCTATTTGAAGGTTATTTAAGGCTCTTAGATGTAACAGATAAAGACGGAGAGATAAGTTACAATGTGAACCTTTATTCAGAAGTAATAGCTTTAGCTGACTTTCTGAAAGACTTAGAATTTAGAGATTTAGACTTTACAGAATTGTCACATAATTATAATATTGAGGAAATTAAAAATAGTTGGAATGATGGTGTAACGGTAGGACAGCTTACACCTATTACTTGGACTAACCCAAGTACATCAACTTATAGAACGAATTTTAATACTTTAAAATACCCATTTGTAAATTGGAATAACCAATATAGAGTAACAGGAGTAGACCCTAATCCTATACTAAATTCTTTAGAAACAGCCTTTAGACCTTTCATTAGTGTAAAGTATTTAATAGATAGGATATTTCAAGCAAGTCCATTTACTTTCACTTCTAATTTCTTTAATACTACTATTGCAGGAGGTGGAGCTTTTGATTTTGATAAGTTATATATGGACTTTAATTGGGGTGCTGATAATACTCCTTCAAATGTTAGTGGTTCTACTTATGTAGGACAAGCACCTTTCGCTGCCACAGTCTATTTATTACCTTTTGCAACTTCCACCTTTGCTAATTTGCAGCTAGGAAATTATCAAAACAATTTTAATGTTACTCCACCAAATTATGACCAATCTACAAACATATTAACAGCAACACAAACTAATGAAACTTATGCAATAAGCTATGAATATACTTGTAATCCAGGTTCTAATAATATATATTTCCAATGGTTACACACTAATTCAGCAGGAGTTCCTTACCCTGCAATTGATGCTGTATCAAATCCTACTACAGCTTCAGGTTTTATTACTTATTTAGGTTCATTTACTGTAGTAATGCAGATAGGAGATACTTTAGAAGCACAGTTTCGTTCTGATGGGACAGCCGCTTTTCAGTATTCATCATTTCTTTCAACAGTTAATTTTATTAAAAGTATTTCTGCTGTTACTTCACAAACTTTCCTACAAACACTAAGAGGAGAAACAGGACAATGGGAGTTTTTAAAGGGATTGATGACTATGTTCAATTTAGTAACCATTCCTGATGAAGATAATCCTAACAATATTTTCATAGAACCTTACTCTGATATATTTATAACAAATCCTAATAGCGTTCAGTTAAATTGGACTGAAAAGATAGATGTTTCAGAGATGAAGCTGACACCTTTAGCAGATTTGAATAAAAGAACTATTTTTAAGTTTGTAGAAGATGATGATGATGCAGCATTCACACAATATAGAGACCAAGTAGGTGGTCATTTATACGGAAGTAAGAAATATAATGCAGGAAATGAATTTAATATCTTAGAAGGATTAGATGAGGTAATTGCAGAACCTTTTGCAGCTACAGTAGTCAAACCTTTAGAGGATTATTTATCACAATTTATAACTCCTGCTATATATGCTTATAATCCTGAAAGTAAAGCATCAGAAGGTTTTGATAATAGTCCTCGTATTATGTATAATAATGGGATAAAATCAACAGGAGCTTCTTATTTTATTCCTGCTCAAAATAATTTTGCTAGTGAAGACCAACTTAACTTTTTACAGTTTAGTCATTTGTCTGACATACCAACTATAACAACAGTACCTCCTGCAATTACAGACACAAGTGATTTTCATTTCGGAGAATGTCAATTATTGACAGGAGTAGGTAATCCAACAGCAAATAACTTATTTAACACTTATTGGCTACCTTACTATGCACAACTTTATAATCCTAATACTAGGACTATGACTATGAAGGTAAATCTTAGTCCTGCTGACATAAATACATTCAAGTTCAATGATACTGTAATGATTAAGAATAGAACCTTTAGAGTGAATAGAATAGACTACAAACCAAACGATTTAGCAACAGTAGAATTTATACTTATACCATAATGGCAATACCTTTTATATCAGGATTTATAGTTAAACCTTTGTCAATATCAGCTATTGGAGTTGTTACATTTACAGACGGAACAAACGAAATAACTCCAAATCAAGCTCAATGTCAAGCTTATGGTTACACTTACGACCAAGCTTCAGGTACTTGTTCTACTTTTAGGTATAATACAAATTTGAATATTGCTTTTTCAAACATAAACAATAGTATTCAAGGTTCACAAAACTCTACAGAAACAGGAACTAACAATACCCTGATAATGGGAGAAGGTAATACTGTAAAAGGCTTTTCAAGGAATAACATTATTTCAGGAAGTGATAATGAAATATCCAATGGGATAAATAATGCTAAAGTTTCAGGTGTAATGGGTAAAGCTATTAGACAAGGAGAAGATGTCTTAGGTGGTGGCTCATACAACATAGGAGCAGGTTACACTCAGAGTTCTAAAATACAACTTAGCGGAAAGACTACAGATGAAACACCTAATAAGCTTAATGTACAGGACATAGTAGGACAGTATATTACATTACAAAGAAATTCCATATTAGGTTTTGAGATATACTTAACAAAATTAGAAACAGGAGGAACGGCAGGAACTTTAACTAATTTCAGTTATCAAGTACATAGGGGAGCAGTAAGGTGTGATAATTCAGGTACTATAACAATTTACAGCTATTCAACAACTACTTTAGCTAATGATGGCTCTGTAGGTGCAATGACAATAGTAGATAGTACTACAGCAAGTATTCCAAGCGTAACAATACAAGTAACAGGAGCAGCAGCCGTAAATAACTTATGGTCAGCAACGGCTTACTTACACGAACTAGCAACAAATATAGCAATATAAAAATAAAACTATGGCAAAGGAAGTATTAGAAATGGAGGTTAAGTCAAATATTGGCGAGGTTGCAAAAGATACTAAGGAGCTAACTAATGAAGCTTCAAATGCAGCAGGAGAATTTCAGATTATGGGTGTTTCCTTAAATGGAGTTAAAAAAGGATTTGCTTCAGCAGCAGTAACGGCAAAAGGTATGTTTGGTTCTATTAAATCAGGTTTAATTTCAACAGGAATAGGTGCTTTTGTAGTTCTTATTGGTTCATTAGTTGCTTTCTTTACTAAGACTAAAAAAGGAGCTGAATTGTTAGAAGTTGCATTTGCAGGAATTGGTGCTGCTATTAATGTAATAACTGACCGAGTTGCTAAGTTTGGAGGTGCTATTGTTAAATTATTTAAAGGAGATGTAAAAGGTGCATTAGGGGATGTAAAAGGAGCTTTCTCAGGCATTGGAACTGAAATAGCAAATGACACTAGACAAGCAATTGCTTTAAAACAAGCTTTACAAAACCTAACAGATGAGCAAAGAAACTTAAATGTAGAAGTTGCTCAAAGCATAGCTTTTATAGAACAACAAAAGTTAATAGCTGAAGACATAACAAAGACTTATGCAGAAAGAGAAGAAGCGGCAACAAAAGCTTTTAATAAAGAAACAGAATTAGAATCTAAAAGAATAGAACTAGCAGAAGAAGCTGTTAGGATAGAAAAAGAAAGACAGTCTACAATTGTACCTATGGCAGAAGATTTAGATGCTTTAGCAGACCTTGAAATTAACTTAGCAAATGTAAGGCAAGAAAGTGCAGGTAGGCAGATTAGTTTACAGAACTTTTTAAATGGATTAAGAAATGAAGAACTATCTAAATTAGAAGAAATAAAAGCAGCAGAAATTGAAAGATTCGAAGGGATAGAAAAATTAGTTGATAAAAGAATAGAACTTATTGACAAATTAGCTAAAGCAGAAGATATTAATTTTGAAAAGAAAAAGACAATAGAATTATCTTTACAAGAACTTTCAGAAAAGCGTATTGAGTGGGATGCTATGACTGATAATGAAAGATTGAATTTAGCTAAAAATACTTTAAATGATTTAACTAAAATAGCAGGAGAAGAAACTGAAACAGGAAAAGCTTTAGCTATAACAGCTACAACTATTGATACATTCCAATCAGCACAAGCATCTTATAAGTCTTTAGCAGGTATTCCTGTTATAGGACCTGCATTAGGAGGTATTGCAGCAGCAGCAGCCGTAGCAATGGGATTAAAGAATATAGCAGCAATAAGAGGAGCAAATAGTAGTGGAGGGGGAGGAGGAGGAGGTAATATTTCAGCACCTAATATAAGTACACCTGCACCACAAATGATGTCAGGAGCTTTTGATATTAGTGGAGGAGTAGCACCTGAGCCATTACAAGCTTACGTCTTAACTGATGAAATGACAAACAGTCAAAACCAATTAGCAAATATTAGAAGAAGAGCAACAATCTAAAATCAAATAAACTAACTTAAAATCTATTATATACTATGCCTTGCGAAAAATGTGAAAACGGAAAATATAAATGGGGAAAGACTGGCTCTTGTAAATATGACTCAGTTGCTGAATGTGAAGCTGACAATAAAGACTATTATGAAGATATGAAAGAAACTAAAATAGTAGAATTAGTAATTGCAGACGATAGTCAAGAACTTGCAATAGACGCTATCAGTCTAGTAACGAGTCCTGCAATAGAGCAAGACTTTGTATTCTTTGGTAAAGAAAAGAACAACTTAACATTTGCAAAGGTAGATGAAGAAAAAAGAATGCTAGTTAGTCCTGCTTTGATTCCTAATAAGCAAATATTCAGACACGACCCTAATACAGACTCAGATTACTATGTTTACTTTAGTCCTGATACAGTTAGGAAAGCATCTGAGCTTTATTTAAAACATAACAATCATCACAAAGCAACGTATCAACATCAAGATAGAGTTTCAGGCGTTCTAACAGTTGAATCTTGGATTAAGGAAGGAGATAGTGATAAGTCTAAGTTATACGGCTATGACTTACCTAACGGTACTTGGTTCGTTAAAATGAAGATTGAGAATGACGAACTTTGGGAAAAGATAAAAGCAGGAGAATTAAAAGGTCTTTCAATAGAAGGCTACTTTACTAATAAATTTGAACAAATGCAAAAAACAAAACCGACAACAGAACAAATACTAAGTGCTTTAAACGAGCTAGTAAAAGAATCTAAAACTGAATTTAAAGCTGAGAAGATTGAATTGGGAACTATAGATGATTTAGGAAAATTAAATAAACAAGTACAAGCATTTATTTCTAAAAACAACAAAGTCATAAAACAATTTATAGGTTTAAAAAAAGAAGTAAAATCTTTAAATGGAACTGCTGAAAAATTAATTAAAAAATTCAGACCTGTTAAAACAGAAATATTTAAACAAGCAAAAGAATTAGGAATAAAACCTTCAAGTATTCCTCAGTATAAAACAGCACAAGATATAGATATGGATATGTCGGATTTATTCAACTTAATTCGTAATTCTTTAAAATAAAATCAAACAGAACAATAACTATTCTATTATATAACAGAACTTAAAACAAAATTATGGATTTAAAAAATCAAATATTGGTAGCACTTGGTCTTGATAAAGGCGAAGATGTAACAATGGCTTATCAAGCTAAATCAGAAGACGGAACTATTTTCGTTTCAACAGCTGAAGAATTAGAAGCAGGAGTTGATATTTCTGTTTTAACTGAAGATGGAACGACAATTTTATTACCTGTTGGAACTTACAAGACTGATACAGGCGTAACTTTCAGAGTAGAGGAAGAAGGTATCGTTGCTGAAGTTATTGAAAGCGAAACTGAAGAAGAAGTAGTTGAAGAAGAAATGACTGAAGACTTAGCAGTAGTTGAGGATTGGGAAGGTATGGAGAAAAGAATCCAAAACTTAGAAGACGCAGTTGCAAGTCTAAAGAAAGATAAAGACGGAGGAGATGATGAGGTTGAAGAAATGGCTGAAGAAGTTGTTGCACCTTCTACTAATCCAAAATCTATTAAGACTACAGAAGTAGTTGAGTTCGCAGAATTAAAAGCAGAAAACGAAAGACTAAAGACTGAGTTAGCAGAAGCACCTGCATCAGCACCTTTAGACACAAATAAATTTAGTTCAGAAAGAGCAACACCAACTGCACAAGATTTTAGAAGAATGACAAAACAAGAAAAGTTCTTATACAACTTACATAACTAATAATATAAACTAAAAAAAACAAAATTATGGCAATTACAGTAGCTTCAAACTTTGCAGGTAAGGCAGCAGGATTCTACATCTCAGCAGCTTTAAAAGCATCAAACTCGTTAGACTATCTAACAATGATAGAAAACATTAAATTTAAGAGTAACATCCAAGCTCTTAATCAAACAGTAAATTCTGTAGTAGACGCAACTTGCGACTTTACAGCAGCAGGAACTTTAGCTTTAACTGAAAAAGTATTAGAGCCTAAAAACTTACAAGTAAATATGGATATTTGTAAAGAAACTTTACTTTCTTCTTGGGAAGCTTTACAAATGAGAGCAGGAGCAGGCGCACCACCACCTGCATCTTTTGATGATTACGTTATCTCTTATATGGGAGAAATCATAGCACAAGCAACTGAAAACTCTATTTGGGCAGGAACTGCTGTTGCAGGTCAATTTAATGGATTCTTAGGAGCAGGAACTGGACTTTTATTACCTGGTGTTGATGCAACAGTTGTACAAGATGCAGCAGCAGGAGCATATAATGCAGGAACTATCATAGCAGAGCTTCAAGGAGCTGTAGCATCTATCCCTACAACTACTTTAGGTAAAGAAGACTTACATATCTATATGAGTCAAAGAACTTACCAATACTACATTTCAGCAGTATCTACTTTAGGATATGTAAATGCTTACAATATGAATGGAGATTACGTACCAATGTTTGAAGGGTACAAAATCGCAGTTTGTAACGGAATGTTAGAAAACGAATTAGTAATAGCTCAAAAATCTAACTTATTCTTTGGAACTGACCTTTTAAGTGATGCTACAAGAATTAACTTAATGGATATGGCTACTTTAGATGGTTCTGATAATATTAGAATGGTTGCTCGTTACTCAGCAGGAGTACAAACTGGTACTGGAGCTGATATCGTAAGACAGTCATAATTAAATAAATAATACGGAAGGAGGGGGTAAAACCTCTCCTCCCTTAACCTAAAAAAACAAAAAATATGGCTTGTGGACTATTATCAAAAGGTAGAGGGCTCGACTGTAATAGAATCAGTGGAGGAATAAAGTATGTTTATTTCGGAGTTTACGACCAATTTACAGCACCAATAGAAACAACAGGACTTCCTGTTACAGATGGAGTAGTTACTGACTTAGAAATGGGTACAAATGACTTATATAGATACACAATGCCTTTAGGTGTTGCTAGTCTTACAGATACAATTGTAGGAAGTCGTGAGAACGGAACTATTTACTATACGCCTTCTTTAAGCGTTATTCTTAACAGACTTACAAAAGAAGACCAAAACCAAATCAAACTTTTAGGAGCTACAAAACTTGTATGCTTTGCTCAATTAAACGCAACTTTACCAACAAAAACAGATGTTATTGTTGCTTTAGGAGTTACTAATGGAATGGAACTTAATGCAGGTACTATGGACTCAGGAGCAGCTTGGGGAGATAGAGGAGGATATACTCTTACTTTTGACGGAATGGAGGCTTCTCCTTTTCCAATGGTAGCAGACTATCCAATAGCAACAGGACCTTTCACAAATGCTGGGTTTAATTTTGGAGATATAGTTACATCTTAAATTTCTTATCTGTTTTCTTATAATCTTAAAAGGGTAGCTTAATTGTTACCCTTTTTCTTTTCCAAATAAAAACTGACTTTTTCTATTATATAGTAGATATGATACAAGCCTACACAGAATCAAACTTTAAAGCATACTTATCTACTGAAGATAATCGTATTAATACATCTGTACTTGAAAGAAATATAAGGTTCTTAGTAAAGCTTATTAATGATATGGATGGAAGTATAGACTACGTTTATCCTGCTGAAACGATTAATAATAGATTTACTGAAATGACTTTCACTTATGAGGCAGATGCAGCTATAGTTGATTTATTCGCAGGACAGGTTAATTTATTACCTGCTGGATATTGGAAGTATGAAGTCTATGAAGTAAGTTGGATAGGAGTAGTAGTAGTTAATTCTGATAACGCTCCTTCTACAGAAACAGATGTTATAACTCCTATTGGAGATGACATTGGAGTAGTTCAAGGCTTAGTAACAAAAGGAAAACTTTATTTAGCAGAAAAAGACGGAACAGAACAAGTACAATACACTCAACATCCTGAACCTTCAGGAACTAACTATATATATTACGGACAATAAAATAAAATTATGGCAATAGAAAACGTACAACAGCTTTTAACAGAGCAATTAGGAAAAAATAGATGTGATGTAATTACTACTACAGCTATGACAGGTAAGGATTATTATGCAGTTTACTTTGTAACAGAAAGTGTTATAGCATCTATAACTGCTGCTAATATTCAAACAGGAACAGGAAGTGCAGCAGCTAGTCTTCATACGACTATCGCAGCAGGAACTACTTTATTTCTTGCAGTTTCAGCTATAACTTTAACGAGTGGATTAGCTATCTGTTACTACGACCAAGCAATATAATGAAGTTAGCTCTAGGAATGTCATTACCTTCTAGTAACAAGGGAGGATTAACACCTGTACAAAAGCAAGTCAATGTTTTTAAGGCTAGGGTTATTGCTGATGGTGGAGTGTTTGAGGCTAAGGCTTGTTTAAATGCACAGTTATTAATATTAAGTAATATAGCATGAGTTTATTAGATGATGTAAGTATTGTAGTAACTCCTAATGGATATAAGGCAGGAGAATTGTATGCAGTTGTACCTGTACCTAGTGAGGGTGTTGAAGAAGTAATAAGTTTTACTAATGGTACTACTTATCCTTTTACAACTTTCGCAACCTCAGGTAATAATATTACAAGTGCTATAGTATCTTCTGCTTTTGCAGGTGCTGCTTCTAATGGTATAAGCGTAACATTAGGAGAAATTTATAAAGTTACTTTTGATTATACTAAAAATAGTGGAGATGATTTACGTGTTTTATTTGCTCTTAGTGCAAATGGTGCTGCTTCTGCAATAAGTAACAATGTAATTATAAGTGCAAGTGGTACATATACTGAATACTTTACAATAACATCTACCACTACAGGTTACTTGCAAATGGGTACAGGCAATAGTGGACATTCTTTAAATGCTAGTATATCTAATGTATCAGTAAAAGAATACACAGCAGCTGATATGGATGTTACAAGAAATACTGCTGCTACAAGAGTAGATGAAGCAGGATTAGTTAATTATGCTGAGATTATAGGAAGTGAGGAGGTTACTAATGGAGAGTTTGCTACTGATTTAAGTGGGTGGAGTAATAAGTCCTCTACATCTTCTTGGGTTTTAGGAAGTGCAAGAATAGATAACTCCACAGGAAATGCAAACTCAGGGCTTTTTCAAGATATTGGTTTAATTTTAGGTAAAACTTATACTTTAACAGCAACATTAAAACTAATATCAGCAGATTCAAATGGTAATTTTGTAGTGCTAACTTCAAATTCAGGAGGGGGTAGTCAAACAATAATATATACAGGAGATGCTTTAGTTATAGGGGGTGCTTCTGTAACAGAAACAATAGAATTTACAACCGCAGATGGAGATGTAAGCATTCAATTTGCTTGTAATACAACAAACGCAATCTTTGAAATAGACAACGTATCAGTAAAAGAAGTTACAAGAGATAATGTACCTCGTATAGACTACTCAGGAGGAGGTTGTCCACATATATTAGCAGAGCCTATGAGGACTAATTTAGATACAACATCAGCAAGTGGAACTTATGGTTCTACTCCTACTTCAGAAATATCAGCTATTGCTCCTGATGGAGAGAATACTGCTATAAGACCTGTACCGGGAGATGCTTCAAATAGATATCAATATACATTAACGGGTGGTACCTATTCAAGTGGAGATGTACTTACATATAGTTGGTATAGAAAGAGATTTAGCACTCCTACGGGTTCTGTTGTTACGGGGGATTTAGATATAAAAATACTTGTAAATTGTACTCAAGTAGGGGTAACTACAGAAATTGCAAGTAGTATAAATGGTTATGACAGATTTTCTGCAACTGTAAGTATTACAGATGGTTCTTTAAGTTCTATATTAAGATTTTATTTTGGAAATGTTATAGAGGTAGGTAATTCATCAGTAGCATATTGGGGTCATCAACTTGAACAAGGCTCTTACGCAACATCATACATACCAACATCAGGAAGTGCAGTTACAAGAAACCAAGACCAATTCACAAGAGATGGTATAGGTAGTTTGATTAATAGTACAGAGGGGGTTTTGTTTTTAGAAGTGGCTGCCTTATCAGATGACGGAACAAATAGATATTTTTCAGTAAGTGATGGTACAACTAGCAATTATATTTATTTCAGATTTGTTAGCACATCAAATACGGTATTAATGAGAACGGCAGTTGAAGGTAATACTATAAACACTTTGCAGAAAGAAATAGCAGATACAACTGCCTTCAATAAGTATGCTTTTAAATGGAAAAGTGGTGATTATGCCTTTTGGATTAATGGAATAGAAGTTTTAACAGATTCAAGTTCTACGGTATTTGGTTCTAATGTTTTAAATCAAATTGAATTTAGCTTTCCCTCACTTGGTGGAGGTGGTTCTAATAGTAAAGTAAAACAACTACAAGTATACAAGACAGCTTTAACAGATACTCAATTAACTTCTTTGACTGAATAATATGAATATATATAAATTACAATACACAGACAAAGCAGAAGGAGATGCTGACTTACTTGCTAAAGGTACTTATGAAGTAGTAACTGAAGAAGGTGTTACTCAAGAAGTGTACAGAAATGGTACTCAAGCTATAGTCTATATAGGGCAGATTGTAGAGATACCTGCAACATACGACCCTGATGGTAAAGAGATAACACCTCCTGTTTATTACACGGGAGTATTTTACGACCTAATGACTACTGAAGAATTTGACTTTGGAATTAATGAGTTATTTCCTGTAGATTGTGTACATTCGTTCTTGGGTTGGGAGAAGAACGCTGAAGGTACAGATGTAGACCCTGATGAATTAATAATAGAATAAAATGGATAAAGTTATAAGCATTGATTTAAGCACCTCAACAGCTCCTCTAGTACAAGAGGTTAGAGGAAAGGATTGGATTGAGTACGGAGACGCTAATGGCGAATGGCGAAACCTCTACCCACAGTTCTTAATTGACCTTTACTATTCTAGTTCAATAACGGCTGCAATTGTCAACGCTACTGCTGAAATGATTAGTGGAGAAGACTTAGTAAT